GTCAAACCACTTGCCCTCTTAATCTCAGCCATGCTTATTGGTGGCTTTGGACTTTGTATTGGAGTCTGCACAGGATGTTGTGCTAAATACTCCTCATCAGTAACTACATTAGGAAACTTCTTGAGTATCTCACTTCTAAGTCTTTGCGTCTCCGTATCAGTCATAAGAATCCCCGTTGTTATTCCATTCATTAGTTCACTTGAAATAGACAACACTTCTCTGGCTTGTCTAAAACCAGATTCCTCTAGCCTTGCTGGTAGATCAACTACTCTACCTTCTTGATTGACTATAAACATATTAAGTAACTACTAAATTTATATAATTTTCCAACTCCCCAATTATCTTTGCCCAATTAAACTTATTATACACCTCTTGGCTTCCCCTTTTAGCCAATTCTCTAATTTCTTGCTCATGCTCAAAGCAGTATCTCATTTGTTTTTTAACTCCTGTAAGACTTGGAGCTATCATGTATCCTGGATATCTAGGAGATGCGTTTATATATCCGTCAATACCACAATCAAAGTATCCAGTTCCCCACTGTTCTTCCATAGCCATTTGCTTTGGCATAATAACTGGTATACCCTGGGCAACACATTCCATACTAGGTAGAAACCAACCCTCTCCCCTAACTGGAAAGACTCCACAGTCTGCTCTTTCTAACATATCAACCATAGCTTCGTCTGATATATGTCCTAGTATCTCTTCAACATTATTAAAAGGAAGTGTTCCATTGGGAGCATTAACTGGAAGTAGGTAATCTGCATTATCCCTTTCTCTAGCTTTGAGTATTAACCTCACTGGCTCTGTTTCACTAAACTCTTCTAAGAATGCACCTAGTACAATTTCCCACCCCTTTCTCCATTCGTATGCATTGTAATGTAAGAAGGTAAATACTCCATCATCCCTTCTTGGTTTGTATTGCCACCTATCGTCAATTCCATGATGCCAAACTTCAGAACGAATATCATCCCTAGACAAAACCCACCTTGTGAATTTAGTAGCAGTTAAAACTAAGTCTATCTTAGCTTCTTTAATCGCCTTGAGATATGTTTCAGGATATCTACTAGACTCCCAAACTGTATAATATATCAAAGGAGTATTAGGAAATTTCCTTCTAGCATCCACTGCTTTATCTGGGATACCATAAGTAATACAAACTTCTGGATTACTATCCACTAGCTGATGTCCTGCTTTAATAAGTTCTCTTTTAATACCTTGTCCTAGAATTGAAAATCCACCATTCCTACTTTCTGTGTAATCAAAGTATATCCTCATTATCGTACAGTTATCTTATATATATCAGGAGCATCTTCTGCTTCTTTCCATTTATGAAAAACCTTAACCTCTCCACTACATTGCATGAAGCCTACACTTCTTAGAAAAAACATTTGAGATTTGTGTACATACCATCTTTCTCCAGGATAGCACTCTCTTGCTCTACCATCCTTACAAATGGCTATAAAACGCTTAACTTTATCTGGATCAGGTGTAACCCAGATATATTCGTTTCTTAAATCAATACCCATACAAAGAGAAGTGAGAATCCTCACTCCCCTTCTGTATTGGTACTATACTAATACATCGAATAGTAAAGCACTTCTTACTACACCAACTCCGTAGATAGAATCTACTGAAACACTCATACCTCTTTCAGTCTGAGAGTATCCAACAATACTTCTCATGGAGTATATTAGATTTCCGTTGTCATCTTCTTTGTTCATTGGTTGAATCTGAACACCAGTTCCATATCCTGCTGGAAGTCCACTTGTAGACATATCTACAAATGCAATTCCCATAGCTTCTCTCTGGAATGCTAAGCAGTGCTCACCTGCTGGAGAACCTGCTACTGCTGGGATTAGATTGCTCTTGAATACTTGGAATCCACCTAGGTTTCCTATGAATCCATTTCTGAACATAGACTGGTCTCCACCCTCAATAGAATATTGAGTTAATTGAGCCAAGTTCCATAAGTCATAGTATCCCTCTGGTCCAACTATTAAGTATGAAGGCTCATTGCCTCTCCACTTTGCTTCCATTGCATCCTTTTGTAAAGTCCCTAGTAAAGCCATGTCAATTCCTGCTGTTGCAGTACCCTTTGTTGCTCCTGCACTTGCATACAGAGCAATTACTGAGTTTTCAATCGCTTCTGCAAGTGTTGAACCTGCGTCTACTAGATACCCCTCTATTGTGGATGGGTCAAACAAACCACCATAGTCCTCAACTAAGAAGTCTACTGTCTGGTGTGTTGATATTGCAATGTCTGCTTTAGTAGTTGTTGCCTGTTGATAGGTTGCTGCTGTTCCTGGAGTCTTTGGAGTAGCACTTAAAGCACCTCTTATAGGTACTCTAACATTCTGACTCATTCTTGTCCCTTGGTTTCTAGCTTCTTGAGAGTAGTTTGTTATCAAACTCGTGACAACAAGGTTTGCGTTTAATCTCTCAAGTCCTTTTGCCATTGCATAAGGATTTACAGCATAGGTCATGTCTCCAGAACCTGAAGCACTGTCAATATATATATTACCTGCCATTTTATTGTCATCTAAAAATTATTAAAGCCTCTAAACTTTAATTATTTCTTGAATAATTCTGGATGGTCTAGTACATATTGCATATTAGTAACATCTCCACTACCAGCACCAAGTCCCTTTGGTCGTGAGTCCGTTGTCTTAGGAACTGCACTTTCCAACAACTGTTGTACTGATTCCAGTTCTGTTTTAACAACTTCTTCTACATTCTCAGAACTTGCACTGACTCGTGTCTTGAGATATCTCTTTACTGGTTCTGCAACATCTAGTCCATCTATAATATTATTCTTCGCAATCTCGGACTTGCTGAGAGCCAATTCTTTTTCTAGCGATTGTAACCTATTATTTAAGGCTTCCACAGGGTCTACATCTGATGCTGTGTTATCTTCGCCAAGTAAAGACTGTAATTGCTTCTTCACATCGGTTTTCTCATTCAACTCCTTTTGAAGTCGGCTGATTTGCCCTTGTAAAGATTTAATCGTGTCCTCACTTCTATCGTCTCTGTTGCTTTTATCCTCAACTGCGTTTGGAGTTTCAGGTATAGGCTCAGACTTAGATTCTACTTTTTCTATTGGTGTCTCCTTGAGAGTCTCAATAGTAGGCGTAGATACCTTTTCTGTATCCTTCTCTTTAGTGTCCATTTAACTAAAGTATTAATTTATATAGAGCTATGTTTAAGTATATCATAATCATAACTTTTTTGTAACATTATATTAAATGATTACAATCTTGTTATGAGTTTCTACTGTCTTTATAGGCGGTTTTCCACCATTCTCACTTCTGTATAACTGCAGATTTCCCTCTAAAGTATCAACCCTCCCCTGAGTACCTGCTACCTTTAAGATAGTCTCTGTGCGGCACAAACAATTTGGATGAAACGTAGGGAGTGGTGCTTCCTCTGCTCTGTAAGTTCCCTGCATAGTATCACAGATATCGTATATTCTATGTGCTGGAGATAAACTTACTTTAATAAATGCTTCTGCATTAGGTAGATAGTCTGCTAAGGCAATAATAGTATCTGCTTTAGCGTGAGAGTAAGAATAACTCAATTCTGTCTTGGCTACTCTGGTAATAGAACTCTTTGGCACTCCTGTTGTAACCACCTTTTCTATGTTTTCTGCTAACTTATATGCGTTGTCTCCATTTTGGATTGCTTTGTACACCTCTTTAGTGATTGCTTCCTTGTCTTTAACACTCCATATCCTATCAGAGAGTCTTACACCGTCAACACCAACCCTGTTAATATAATCTAGTGATAGTCTCTGGTCAATATTAAGAAAATCAAACGCACTATTTCCCATTATATTGACACTATTCCTTACGGCGTGAGCAACCCCTATTCCTGTTAATGCTTTTATCCCAGTTGTTATGTAATCAAACATTTCGTCTTTTAAGTCTGTGTCAATCTTGCTTTCTAGATTTGATATAAGCATTCCAGCGTCTCTAGCAGAACCCAGATCGTATCTATCTTGAAACAAAACCTCTATTAATGCTGGTGCTTGTAATTCTTGTCTAGTCAATACCCCCTTGTATATTCTTTCTAAGGTATTGATAAACTCTAATCTTTGTAAGTCTGTTAATCTACTCATGTTTTGTCTTCCCAAGTTGAACCATTATATATTTTAATCACTTCATTATCCCAACTACTACCATTATACCTTTTAAGTGCAACTGGTATCCACTCCGTTCCGTTCCACCTCTTAAACTTTGCTTCTGTAGTACCTGATTTGGTGTATATTCCTCTCTCACT